AATAGATCTTAAAGAAAGAGTTGACATGCTAGAACAAGTAGACGACGTTGCTTTTGAAGAGATAAGTATTCTTTCAACTTTAATAAAAGATGGCACTGAAAATGATGGCAAGCTAGAAGAACTTAACAGGCAACTAGAAGCTTTACAAAACAAAAAACCTAAGGTTATAGTAAAAGAAATTAAGGTAGATAAAAAAGGTAGAAAACTATAATGAAAGATATATCTCCACTAGCAAGAATAAGAAAAACCACCAAAGGTAAAGGTAGAAATTTTTTATCTATAAAAGAAGGTGCTGGCATGACTAAAGCTGGTAGAGAAAAATATAAGAAGCAGAACCCAGGAAGCACTTTGTCTGCGCCTGTGACTGGAAAAGTTAAACCTGGTAGCAAAGCTGCCAAAAGAAGAAAATCATTTTGCGCTAGATCAAAAGGCTGGACCGGAGAAAGAGGTAAAGCAGCAAGAGCAAGATGGAAATGTTAATATTATGGGAAAATTTAAATTAAAATCACCTTACAAGCTCGATCCAGTACCAAGATACGAAGTGCCTTTTCAACCAGACAACATTAATGATGAAACTGGTTTAGTTGCTAAAGCTAATAAAAATGGTACTATGATAGTCAATAAGAATATACCAAAAAACGATCCAATTAGAAAAGAAGCAGAATCTCATGAGGATCACCATATTAAAGACATTATGGATGGTAAATTAGATTATGATGAAGATAAAGTTTATGAAACTATAAGTACTGGAAAAGTTAAAGAACATTCAAGAGAAGACTTTAATGAAAGCGATAAAAACCTAGCTTGGGAAAAAGATGCTTACAAAGCTGGTGAAAATTTAGAACAAAAAGATATGAGGCCAAAGCCTAATAAGCTTTCTGGACCGCCTAACATGTATGAGCAAGATACTCCTTTAGCTTTTCAAAAAATAGGATCAAGACACAAAGTTGGTAGAACGTCAGATGAAAATAGAATATCTCACACTGAAAGATTTGGACCATCCATGGAAAAGCCAAATAGAGCTGGTAGATCTAAAAAGTCTGGAGTACTAAATGGTAAGTTTAATAATTTTTACGCTACAGGACCAAGTTTATGGAAAGGGCCATCTGCTATAACAGACAAGCCTTCTGGAGTTTCTGCTAATACCGACGTTAGTGGTAATTTAGAAAAAGAACCAAAAGTAGCTGTTAAAAACAAAGATTATAAAGGAGATTTCTTACAGTATTCTCCAGATAAAAATGATTTTTACTATTCTCCTAACAGTGGACAGAGAGGTACTGTTGGTTTTTTAGGTGAAGAAGGATTAAAAAAGATGTATGGCAATAGTAAAAATACTGCTATGAATTTTATGGGTCTAGATGAGGACTATGTAGACAAAAAGCTACATGAAAACACTAATTCTGTCGATAGGATGGAATACAACCAAGGTATTGACAAGGCTATGAAAGACATTATGGCTGAAAGAAAAGATCACGACGCTAATTACAATTACTATAAAGATCAAATGTCACAAGGTAATAAAGTAGAGTTTAAGATGCCTGGTGCTAAAACAGGTGAGCATTTAGAATATGTTTTACAACCAGGTCAAGATTTTTCAGATATGAAGAATTTAAAGTTTAGTTATGGAACTTATAATGATTCTGGCGAAAGCGTTGCTGGAGGTGGTTCTATGACACTTGATGAGATGATGAAAGGTAAGAATACTAAAAGTCTTGCAACTGATATTTATACAAAAGGCTCAACAGAAAAGAAAAGACATGCTATAAATACTAATAAAGCACTTAAATCAGCTCAAGAAAAATACCCTAATATTTTTTCAGGATCTGGTGTAGAACATTGGAGAAAAGAAAACCCTATGGACAAATTACTTGATTAATATGGAGAAAAAAACTTTTAAAGAAACTAAAGTAGGTGCTTTCCTAGCTAGTAAAGCGCCTAAGGTATTACAAGCTCTTGGAGACGTATTACCTAACCAAGGGACACTTGGCGTAGTAAAAAATCTTATATCAAGTGATAATAAGATTAAGGCTATAGATAAAGAGCAGGCTATGAAGCTCATAGAACAAGACATAGCTGAAATGAAAGAGGTTTCTAGCAGATGGAGAGCAGATATGAAAAGCGACTCATGGCTTAGTAAAAACACTAGACCATTAGCTTTAGTGTTCTTAACTGGCTCAGCTGTTTTCATGATGGCTGTAGATTCTTTTCATTTGCAGTTTGACGTAGATGAAGCTTGGATAAACTTATTAAAAACATTACTGGTTACAGTTTATGTAGCATACTTCGGAAGTCGTGGTGCTGAGAAAATAACAAAAATAAATAAATAAAAATGGACGGTTTACAAGGAAATATGATGGCTCAACCAAGAGTGTTTGGTCATGATGCCGTGGCTTTAACTGCTGGGACAGGCGCTATAGCAAACACAGAAAAAAGAGGTGTTGTAATATATAACGGAAAATCTGCAGCTCAAGATATTACTATCACAACAGAAGCTGGTAATGATGTTATATTTAAAAGCGTGCAACCAGGAACAGTTGTAGGTGATAAAACGCCTGTATTAGCTACTAAATTAAAAGTTGGAACAGACTGCGTAGCTATATATTAAAAAAATTGGGTCGGGAAAGTTCGGAACAGTACAGCTCTTTTTATCCAAGAGAGGGCGAAGGCTGGTTTGGAATCCCGATGAGTACCGGCCCATTCATATTATAAAATCAAATAAAATCAAATAAAATGAGTAAAAAAGAAAAAAGTGGTACTATAACAGACAGTGAACTTAAAATAGTACGAGATCAGCAAGATAAAATAAATAGAATACTTGCTGAAATAGGATACCAAGAATCAAAAAAACATTCTTTGTTGCATGATCTAGCTCAATCTAACGAATACGTAGATGCTACTAAAAAAGAGTTAGAAGAAAAATATGGTTCTATAAATATAAACTTAACTGACGGAAGTTGGCAAAGAGTAGAAAAAGATGTCGAAGATAAGAAAGATTAGTATAGGTGCTGACTATAAAAATGATGCTATGCATTATTCAACTGGTCAGGAAGTATACGGTGGTCATACTATAAGTGACATATTGTTTGAAGAAAAAGATAATTCTTATAATATATTTATAAAAAAAAATAAAGAAGTTTTACCTTGGAAAAAGTTTAATTCTAATATGGCTGTTTCTGTTGAGTATGATTTAAAGTATTAATGAAAAGTTTATACAATTTCATTATTAAACCTTTTGAACAAAGATATAATAATGTAAAAAAAATTGACAATAAATCGCTAATACTTAATACTAGTATTATAGATCATAGTTTTGTAAGTAAAAAAGCTGTAGTAGTTTCTACTCCTGCAGCTTATGATACTGAGATAAATATAGGTGACACAGTATATGTTCATCATAATATATTTAGAAGATGGCACGATCAAAAGGGAATAGAAAGAAATAGTTCAGGTTACTTTAAAAATAATCTATACTTTGCTTCTCCTGATCAAATATATATGTTTAATTTAAAACCTCATTTAAACTATTGCTTTGTAAAACCTATAAAAAATAAAAGCGTTTTACTAAACAGAAAAGAGCAACCTAATGTTGGTATAATAAAATATACTAATAATACCTTAGAAGCTGCGGGAGTGGTACCTGGAGCGCTTATTACGTTTACACCAAACTCTGAATTTGAGTTTATTATAGAAGGTGAACGACTTTATTGTATGAAATCTAATAATATAGCTTTGATAAATGAATACGAAGGAGACGAAGAAGAAAATAATCCAAGCTGGGCAAAAAGCAGTTGAAGAGCTAATTAAAGTAGCAAAAGAAAAGATTGTTGACTCAGACGATGATGTAAGTGCTGACAGGTTGAAAAACGCTGCTGCAACAAAAAAACTAGCTATATTTGATGCTTTTGAAATATTAAGCAGAATACAAGAAGAAGAAGATATATTAAATGAAAAACCAAAAGAAGTTAAAGTAGAAAAAACTTTTAAAGGTTTTGCGGAAGGGAGAAGTAAGTGAGTTACGAACAAACACTCTGGAAGGAAGTAAAAGACGTTGTAAACAGTAAAATATTATCCAAAAACAATAGGTTTAAAAAATGGGAATATGGTTATAACGTAGAATATGATTTTATAGTAATAAGTAAAACTGGACAAATTGGACAAATCATTGAAATACAGAATCTCAGGATTGCTTTACCAGCAGCAGATGAACCGTTTAAACGAAGTAAAGAAAAAGCGGAGCAATACTGGAAAAGACAAGAGTACCCAAAAGAGTTAAGCAGAATTAAAAGTAGATTTGACTGGGAAGAATACCCGTCTGATTTTAAAGAAAATTGGTATGATTATATCGACGAAGAATTCAAAAGAAGAGAACAAGGTTACTGGTTTTATAATAATAATGTTCCTACTTATATTACTGGTACACATTACATGTACTTGCAATGGTCAAAAATCGACATTGGAGCACCAGAGTATAGAGAATCAAATAGATTATTCTTTATATTTTGGGAAGCATGCAAAGCAGATAATAGATGTTACGGCATGTGCTACCTTAAAAACAGACGATCTGGATTTTCATTTATGTCCTCGGCCGAACTTGTTAACCAAGCAACAATATCAAGTGATGCCAGATTCGGTATACTCTCTAAATCTGGAGCAGATGCTAAAAAAATGTTTACAGATAAAGTCGTACCAATATCCGTTAACTATCCGTTTTTCTTCAAACCGATCCAGGACGGTATGGATC